GAATGGGTCGGCCACTATCTAGACGGTTATTAGGTTTTCGGGTTTGCAGGCGGCGCTATTTCGGATATGCGGCTCGATGCTTCTGCCAATGTTCTGCCTAAGTGAAGCGGTTGTGCACAAATGAAGCGGATTGTGCAAAAACCGTAATGCTCTGAATTGACTCGACAGTGGTGGGGTGGCTTTATCGAACAATGGCAAATCTACAAAAGACATTCGACTTTCGAGTGGTGTGGGGTTTCACTGAGGTGCAATACGACAGGCAGCATCCGAACATCAATTCGGCTTTCAACTCGGACGCGGTTATCGAGTCTGCCAAGGTACACTTCCGTGGTGAAGAACCCGGCGTACTCTTGCAGGTCAGTCATCGCGAATTCAAAGAAGAGGTTTCTGGCAGCGTGTTAATCGACAGCCCTGAGCGCGCTGAAAAACTCGCCGAATTTGTTTCCGCCAGAAAAGGAAAGACCGTTGAGCAAGTCGAGGCCGAGGTTCGTGCGAGTGGATTGTTCAATCCGGTCCCTTGAGGAGCGCTCGGGCCCGTGATTTCGTCTGGCGCTTTCGAGCATCGCCCGCGATCGCGGCCAACGTGCCGTCTGGCTTGGCGGCGAACTCTTTTACCGGGCCGCTCTTCCTGGCGATTTTTCTTTTGAGCGCTTTTTCGTGGCGTCGCCATCGGCCGGACGTTGTATGCGTTCTCATCTATCAGCTCTTTGATTGTGTCTGAGATAGGCCCTCCGCGGCGCGCGCGAATACATACGGCAGCACCGCCCAGCTCATCGCCATCGCGGCGCCGGCGGCCTGCTGAGGCGCGCTCGTCGCTGAGATGAGCGAGTCGAGAAACTCGAGGCCGGCGATTAGAGAACCGAGTAGCGGCAAAATCCAGATGAAGCGCATAGTTGCTTTCTCCCCTTTAGCGATTAGGTCAAATTCAGGATTTTGGGCCGCACCATTTGCCGGCGTCATCGAAACTTGGGCTGGCGGGGGTGTCTCCACAATTCCAGAGCGAATCGAAAAGAACCTTCAACTGTTTGTCCACTTCGGCCTCGGAGGTATCGTGAATTAGAACCTCGGGCAGCGCGGCGACGTTTGAACCGACCGTTCTAGGACTAAGGAAATACTGATTCTGAATGTACGCAAGTCGACAATTCGAAGCGTGGAGGAGTGTCAGGTAGAGACAGATCGGCGCTCCAATGGACTCGTCAGCTAGTAGCGAAAGATATCGAGATAGCGCACCTCGCATGTCCCTTTCGAAGTAGCCAACATAGATTTCGCGCTCAGACGGCGTGCTTCCTTGCTGCGCCGGGACGGATTGAAGCGCCTCCAAGGTCCCATCGCGATAGAGCTGCGTAAATCCCCGAGTTGTGGATTTCTCGTCGCCAACAGTAACAACGCCGTTCAAATTGAGCATGGATTTATGCCGTCGGGTTGCGATCGGCGCGAGCTTGCTACTCTGTTCTCTATAGCGAACAACTCCAATTGGATGGTGGTCATGACGCGCGAAGGCTGCGATCGGAAGAACGTGGAGTACCAATTTCGGCAAATCGTAGTGCAAGTCAATCGGCGCGTCAGGCAAGCCGCCCGCATTCCCTGAGAGCTCGTTGACTCGTTCGTATACAAATTCTCGGATTTTTTCGCGAACCGTGCCTGACAGAACGAAAGCATCTCGGAGTTGTGTAATGGTCATCGGCTCCTTACCGGCGCTCGTCCTAGTCCAGAAGTCTCGATCGCCTTTCCGGCCAATACGATGGGGCGCGAGCCAACTTTGAGATATTCGGGCGACGAGTACTGCTTGCCCGTCACACCCGACGGCGATCGACTTAAAAGCTACTGTGCCGGCCGGTAGCGACGGTTCCAAGCTGTCGCGGGCGACACTTTCGTAGGCTTGCTTAAAGCCATCAATCTCGGCCGCTGGAATGCCCACGATCGGAAGTTGCGGAATACCATCCTGAGCTTCGATTCCGATCACGAGGTCGCCGCCGAAAGTGTTGGCGAATGCCGTGACCGCTTTCAGGACCTTGAGTTTCTCCTCCCAGATTCCGAAGGGCATCGAACGCTTATACTCAAGGGTCTGGCTCTCCTCGAGGCCGTTCGTAACGACCTCAACCAGTCGTTGCTCTGTCAGCTCTTTCAATTCCCAAGGCAGCATCTTTGATTTTGGATGTCAGTTGAGTTCGCTGCGCGATGCCGGCGTAAGTAAGAGCTGAGCCGCGTCGCGCGCGATCGCGCGCAGCTCCGCCCTCCGCATCGTCCGGTATGGTTTCCGACATCGTCGGGCCTCAGTCGGATCCATGTTGGCAAAGTCTGTGCTGAGCTTCTCGAGGAAAGCACAGTGGTCGCAGTAACGGACGAGGATGCTCTCGAACAATGGTTTGTAGCCAGGCACGAGACTTACAGTATCGCGCCATATCTGCCGCGCCCGTGGTGAGACATTGGGCCACCGCGATTTTGGGGGAGGCGGCCACTTCTCTTTTGCCTTCGGCTTCATGTCGTTGCTGGTCCGTCTCGTTTCCGTGACAACCGTTTCTTACGTTTCGCGGCGCGGCGTTTCATTTCGGCCGATCGCTGCTTCGGCGTTAGAGCATCCCAATAGGCGCGGCTGGCTTTGGAAGCCGCAGCCTGCTTTTCTTTTTTGGTGGCCTTGGCCCAGCGTGCGCGCCTGGCCTTGCGAAGATGCTCGTTGAGGTCAACCATCAAGCTTCAGAGCATCGCGCGGAATACCTATCAAAACAAGCCTAAACCGTTGATTTATCCACAGGCGTGTATTTACGCCATTGACCGCTGACGATTGACGCCTTAAGTTGTCGAGGAGAGATGGTCGGTTGAAAAGGAGGAAATCAAAATGAAAGGCAAAAAGGGTATGCTTAGAGTCGGTCGCGGCGCGACCTTTGAGGTCGTGATAAAGAGGATGCTCGACCAGGCGCTGCGCGAGACGCACGAACACGCGGCAAAGTTGGGGCACAGAGGCAAAGACGCGCTAGCATCGGCGAGCCGTGAGTCGAGCTATTGGCGAGAGGACTACGCGGACTACGACAATACGAACACTGAAGATTGGCGCGAACTTCCGCGGGAGGTAGGCTCGCGAGTTATCTCTCTGGCGGCGCTTGAATACTTATCTGCGCTTCTACGGGGAAAGAACGATGGATGCGAGGATGGCCCACTGGCCTGGGCGGCGACGGTCGACCGGATGTTAATGATTCTGCGCAACGAGGTGTCGCACGCCGGGCCGCCGCCGGAGAGAGAAAAATATCTGGAGTGGTCGAGGCAGGAAGAAATCAAGGACCGGATCGAGGAACTAGAAGCTGAGCTGAAACTGCCGGCGCGGCTGGGGATCAGACCTACCTTGTTTCACGAAAAGTACCGTAACCGTATACCAAAAGTGGCAGCCATCCTTTGAGTGAGAAATTGCAGACGTCTGCAAAAGCTGGAGCGCTGGCGCTCGGCGGCGTCCTGGTCCTCGCGATGCTCACGCCGGGCGCCGCGCGCGCCCAGGCGACGGCGGAAACTCATCCAGGCATGTTGATGGAACGTGGATGGTACGCCGGCGCCGTGCCACCGATCAGCGTGGTCGACGGCCGGCGCGTTGTGCTCGTGTCGGCACCGGAGTCGGACTGGATCGTCAAGTTCGGGCCGTTCATGAATATCGCTGAATGCGGATCGGCGGTTAGCGAGTACTCGCGTGGTGGCCTGCCTGATTCCGACTATGAGGCGCTCAAAATGGGGCGCGCGAGTGCGGATGATGAGGCTCGGGTTCTTGCCGACGTCCAAGCGCGGAATGTGAAGTGCATCGTGAGCGATGGGTCAGAGCGCTTCCGGATGCCAGGCCAGTTCAAGACTGATCCCACTGTTGACTTAGTCAGATAGGTAGCCCGCTAAGTCCCAAAACCAGCTTTTAAATCTCCTCTCCAGTTTCTTCCAGCTCTCGAAAACGCTCATTTCGCCCTACGCTCAGGCACACTTGAGTTAGAGTTTGCTAAAACACTTGTCTTGAGACTCGCTAGGTGTTCAACCTACTCGCGTGGGAGCAAAGCGTGCGAAGTAGGACAAGAACTCACAGCGATAGCGGAAGTGCGGTAATTCAAAATGCCGCCGTTCTTTTACTTCGATGCGACCAAGTCGCCGAGAGACTTAGTCTTAGCGAGTGCGCTCTCGCTCAATGGAGGCGCTTAGGAAAGGGTCCGAAATTTATTCGGCTTGGTGGAAGGGTCGTGCGTTATAGGGAATCGGATATCGAAGCCTGGATTGCGGAGCATGAGAATCAACCTTCGCGATTGACGGGGTAGGGGCGAAAAGCCGCGAATCGAGGATTTTCTCTAACGCGGGCGGCTAACTCGACTAGGTGGATGAGGTTGGGGCGCTAGTGATCGGTGAGAATGTAAATTCAAGGTTTCCTTGGTTTAAGTTTTACCCGGCGGACTATCTGAACGATTCGGAGCTCGCGATGGCTCCGCTCGCATCTCAGGGCCTATGGCAGCGATGTATTTGCCATTCCTACCGAACGAGGGAACCCGGCAAGCTGATTGGTACTAGGGAACAGTTGGTTCGCTTGCTCGGGTGCGCGCGCGAAGACCTAGACCAATTTCTCCAGGATGCCCGTATTCTTAAATTCGCGGAAATCATCGAGGCTGACGACGGTATAATCGAGATCATTTGTCGTCGCATGATCCGCGACCAAAAGGCGCGCGAAGAAGAACGGCGAGCGGCAACGGAAAGGCAACGCCGGCGTCGCGGCGCTGTCACGGATGATGTCACGCCTGTTGTTACGGGTCCCGTCACGCCCGATGTCGCAGCTAATGTCACGCCGGATGTCACGGCTGCCGTCGACTTAGAGTCAGATCGAGATTCAGAATCAGAACGAGATTCAAATCAAAAACGAGAGGGGGAGCGTAAAACCTCACACTCACGCGATTTTGGTTCAAGGAAAAAGCCACTAAGTCCGCTGCCGGAAGATTTTAAACTTGACGAAGAGCTCCGCGCGGTCGCTGTGAGCCTAGGCCGCTTAGATCCCGCAGACGATTTCGAAAACTTCTGTGAAACAGCGCTTTTGAATGGTTGGGAGCGCGCGAACTGGCGCGCCGCGTTTAAGAAGTTTGTCAGGACGCAGTTTCAATTCGAGCCCAAAGGTCAGCGGCCGCCGCTTCGATCGGTCGGAAATGGTCAAACGGCGAAGCCGAGGCCCAAGCCGAAGCTGCCGCAAGACCTTGGGCGTCCTGGTGTGAAGTCAACAATGGACTGGGGCAGGCGAAAACTGGGGATTGTTCGCGATCAGTCGGGCGCGTGGTGCTGGGATCCTGATCGAGACTTTGACCCAGACTCGGAGGCCGCCGGCGCGACGCGGGAAGCGGCAGCGGCGCGATGAGGGTGAAGATGGAGAAAACATCGGCTATGCGAGGTTGCTCACCAGCAATCGATATCGAAGATTACCGCGAGCGGATTTCAGCGGCGGTTGGTCTGGAAGTCATCGAGCTGATGAGTCCAGCCAGGAAAGATCCGAACGTAACGATGCGGCGGCGTTATGCAGCTTACATACTTTCTCAGCGGGATAGTTTGCCGCTCGGCGAGATCGCGAGCGTTCTGGCTGATAGCGAAAGCTTCGTTCGCCACTCAATCCACGACGTTGAGCATCGGGTCTACATGTCCAGCGTGCTTAGTCTACTTGTCGAGCAGATGGCGGCGGCTTACGCATTTGCAGGCGTGCGAGCAGGGAAACAGTCGAGCGAGGCAACGACTTCGGGAGTTGCTATCGAAAGCTGTCGTCAGCGGATTGCGAGCGCGGTCGGGATGAGTCTTGTCGAGCTCGTCGCATTCGAACGCTACAACGATGCGGAGCTCACGCAAAAGGTTGCGAGCTATCTGTTGCTTTTGAAGGACGGCCTGTCGGTGGCTGAGGTTGCTCAGGTGATGCTGAAGGATGAGGAATGGGTGCGCTCTTCGAAGCACTACGTTCAGCGGCAGGTCTCTCGCGATCGCGACTGGAAAAAGTATGTCGACGAAACGATGGCCACTTACGACAGTCGCGAGTAATCGGCCATAGGGGGTCGAAATCACTGGAGTTCGCAAAGCGTTGACCGTTGTGCAGGAACATACGCGTGCTCGCACAATTGGAGTTCTTGTTCATGGTTACCGCAAAACTAACAGAATGTGTGCATGGGTCTAAATGAAGGGACGCAAGCCAATACCGTCGCGCCTGCACGAGCTGCGCGGCGATCCCGGCAAGCGCCATCGCAATCGTGATAGCGAGCTTCGCCCGGATCTGCTCGGGAAGACGCCGCCGGCGCCGGCGCACTTGAATAACCGCGCTCGGGCTGTCTGGGACAGAACCGTTCCCGAGCTCACTCGCATGCGCATCATTTCGAAGATCGATAGTTCATCGCTCGCTGCCTATTGTTCTGCGGTCGCGACCTATGAAGAAGCTGACGAGCGATTGAAGACTGAACCATGGACTACCACTACTGCGCGCGGCGGATCGCGGCCGAACCCACTTTTCAAAATACGCGATGACGCCTTGAAACTCGTCGGCAAGTTCGCGGCGGAATTTGGACTGACGCCGTCGAACAGGGCTCGCATTCGAATCGTCGGCTCACCAAAACAGACAGCTTTCGATGCTTTTCTAGATCTCGACCAGGAAGATGGTGAAGCCGCCGACGGCGCTAATCAGGATGGGGTGGGGGATCGGTCGCCGGAGAGACTGAATTGACGCCCAGGAATTTTGACACCTAGGAATTTTGGATTTTGCAGACGTCTGCAAAGTCGAGTTTTGAGAGTTAGAAGCGCAACGATCGAAAACGAGGAGGATGGGAAGGATGGGAGTTCTTAATAGTTTGAAATCGGTGGGGAAATCGGAAGCGGCGGATACTACCAGGCTTGACCTTCCAGCGTTGGAAAGCTTCCCGGGGATTCCGGAAGCCACAGAGCAAGTAAACATCACGCGTGCTCAACTCAGCGAGAACGAAAGCAAAGCCAAGCGCATTCAGGAAAGCCTCGCTCTTCGTGCCCAGGGCGTTTCAAGTTCGGTATCGATCCGCGATCGCGCCGAGGCTCTACTGCGCGGCAAGCCGGTCTCGACCGATAACTATCGAGAGGAAGACCTCATCGCATGCCGCGACGAGCACGCGGTAATCGCAGAGGCATGCGTGATCGCAAAAGACTCGCTCCGCGATAAGGTTGGCGCCGCAAGCGTTCAAGTCTGCAAACAGTTCTCGGCCGAGCATCGGTCGCGAGTTAAGAAAATCGCGGACTGCGCGATCGCGCTTGAGGAGGCCTTCCGGTCGGAAGAGAAGTTACGCAGGCAGATCGCGGCCGCTGGATTTGAGCTCACCCCTCCGATCGCAGGATTTCCCTGGCTTCCGAATACTCTGGGACGGCCTGACGATTCGACCTCACCGCTCGGCCATTTCCTCAAGGCATTGAGAAGCCTCGGCCTCGAGGTTTAGTGCGACCGTCATGAGCTGTTCGACGATTCGCGAGGGGCGGCGGCGATTCGGGCGCGGCAGGTGCGCTCCGCGGCAGGCTGTTCGGATTCGCCTTCCCGGCCGGACGGTCCTCCCGAACCCGCCGCTCCTCCGGAACGTAGCGGAGGCGATGTGATGGACTTCAGCAGCGCGATTCGAAACCAGGCGTGGGCCATCATGCCGGAAAGCATCAACGCACTGGTCGAGAGGATGCGCACGATCACGCCGGCGGCCGTTTTGCCTCGAAGAGACACAAGCCGAACGACTTGGGAATCATCCGGCTCGCGGATCGCCGTGCTCCCCCTGCTCGGGATGCTTTCGCAACGTAATAATCCGATGGTGGACTTCGCCGGCGACACGTCACTGGAAGCGTTCGCCGGAGTGTTCAACCAGCTTCTGAAGGATTCGTCGATCTCGAGCATCGTGCTCGACGTCGATTCGCCGGGCGGATCGGTTTACGGAGTGGACGAGCTGGCGGCGCGGATCTTCGCGGCGCGCGGGCAGAAACGAATCGTCGCAATCGCGAATTCATTGGCGGCCAGCGCCGCATATTGGATCGCGACGGCCGCCGGAGAGCTTTCATGTACGCCGTCCGGTCAAGTGGGCTCGATCGGAATCGTCGCGGTTCACGAAGACTGGTCACGCGCGGAGGATGCCGCCGGCCTCAAGGTCACGCAAATCAGCGCCGGTAAATTTAAGGCCGAGGGTAATGAGCATGAGCCGCTCGACGATACGGCGCGCGCGGCGCTCCAGGACCGCATCGACGACCATTACGGAATGTTCGTCAAGAGTGTGGCGCGCGGCCGTGGCGTGAGCCAGGCCAGCGTGCGCGACGGATTCGGCGAAGGCCGCACAGTCGGCGCGACCGCCGCATTGAAGATGGGGATGGTTGACCGGGTCGAAACGATAGACGAGCTGCTCGCGAGACTCGCCGCGTCTCCGGCCGGGGCCTCGATATCGCGTTCCGCGGCTCGAGGCGACTTTCTCGACGAAGTGCAGGCGGCGCAAGCGAGGCTACGCGCCGCGCGAGCGAGGGTCGGACAATGAACAGTCTTCCAAGATTAGTCGGGTATGCGGCGGTGTGGAGCGCAGTCGGTCGAGCGCCGGGAGGGTATTGCGAACGATTCGCCGCCGGCGCGTTCGGCAAGGCAACTGACTTCAACCAGGTAGAAGCCTGGTGGCAGCACGATTTTAAACTGCCTCTCGCGTACGGTTACATAAAATCGGGCGCCGGCCGGCTCACTTTGCGTGAGGACGGATTTGGACTCGCGTTTGAGATCGAGCCTTTTGAGTGTCGACGATGGATAGATTCCGCAGTCGCCGATATCCGTGGCGGCAAGGTTCGCGGGATGTCGCTCGGTATGGTGAAGAGGACCTTGGACGGCTACCCCGAAAGGCTCGCGAGCGGTCTCGTCGTCTTTACCGTCACGCGGGCCGAGCTGGTCGAGATCTCGCCGGTCCATAACCCGGCCTACCAGGAGACGAGCGTTCGTCTGATCGAGCCGGTCGCGAATGCGCCGGATGAACCGGCTGCATCGCCGGCGTCGCACACAGAAATCATCCGTATCGATCCGGTCCTGGTATCCAATCCGCGTCGCCGCAACGTTCGCGTCGGTCTTGCGGTGAACTGCTGATGTGTTTGCAGACGTCTGCAAAATTGCACTGCGAGGCGGGCGCTCGTCGGCCGGAATTCGCCGGCCGTCGTGTCGCCCGCTGGATTAGGCCTGCTGACGGAAACGCGGACGCGCGCACGCCCAGGACATCGCGATGACCCATCCGATGAGCGTCCAGCCGAGGAAAAGGTTCAGCACAGCGATGCCGTCGATTGAGTCATGGTCGCGGCCGGCGGCAGCGATAGTTGGCGCGAAATATGTGAAGCCTATGCCGGCGAGAATCCAGGTGTGCAACGGAAGGGTTGTCGCCGCGATCGCAATGAATATCAGCGGCAATGCCTTAAACGCGCGACGATTCTCGGGCGAAAGGCGCCACCAAAACGTAAGGCTCGCTCTCCGTGCGGCTCTCAAGAAACGCTTCATAGCCGTGAATTTAAGCATTACGCCAACAGGACTCAAGGTGACCAATGGCTAACATTGCGGATCTGGTTGTCAGCTTAAGCGCCGACATCGCGAGCTTTCGAGATGGAATGGCGCAGTCAAAGAAGGCGGTCAGCGACTTACAATCGCAATTCGCCAGCGCGAAGGAAGAGGCCTCCAGCTTTATTGAGAAGATCGGCGAGATCGTCGCCGCGAAAGAGGTCCTGAACTTCTTGCAGGAGTCGGCCGAGGCGACGCGCGCCTGGGCCGAGCAACTTTCCACATTCCAGGGGATGGCCGGTCTCTCGTCGAAAGAGGCGGCCACGTTCGCTGCCTCGGCGCAGCTCGCCGGCGTGCAGACCGACGTCGTGACGCAGGCGATGGCGCGGCTCGGCACCACGATCGCCACGCATCCGCAGAAATTTCAGCAGCTAGGCATCTCGATTCACGACGCGAGCGGCCAATTGCTGCCGATGACCGATATCATGCGCAACACGATCGCCGGCCTGGATGCGTTCAAGGCCGGGACCGATCGCGCAACCGCCGCGGGATTCCTTTTCGGCCGGGGCGCAGAAGCATGGATTACGCAGCTCGACAAGCTAGGGCCTCAATTGAAAGCGGGCAACTGGGCTGAGAATGCCGAGCTGATCCACGCGCTCGGTCTGGACATGGCCGATGCCAAGGCGCAGGCAGAGGCGTGGGCAGAGGCGGAGGGAAAGCTCCATCTCGAGCTGATTGGCCTTGAGAATCAGATCGGCCAAGCGCTCTTACCAGCCATCCAAACTCTCGGCAACGACATCGAGAAATGGGCAGAGAACGGTGATCTACAAAGGTGGGCTGAAGACGCCGCAAAGGCTGTTGTCGGTCTTACTCTCGAGCTCGCCGAACTCGCCGATTTTTTTACTCAGCACAATGACTTAGTAGGAACCGCGCTGGCCGTCGGTGGGGCTGGGCTGGTTACCACAGGGGCTGGTGTTGCTCCCGGTCTCGCGATGATCGCGGCTGGCTGGAGTATGACCAGTACTGCGGCGGACAAAGCTGCTGCGTCCGCTCATGTAGCAGCGCAGAAAATGGTCGACGACTTAAAGGAAGCGCAGGCCTCGCTTGGCAACCTTCAGCATGGTGCGAGCGGAGATTTTGGGCCGCAGACACCGGATGGAACTAAGACCTTTAACGTTCCGGATCCCAAGCGGGCCGCGCTCAATGACAGCATCGCGACGCTGACCGCGAACCTGCAGCGGGAGACTCAGCAGAACGAGGCGCTGGCCGTCGCGATGGGCCAGGGCGGCGATGCGGCTAAGAAGCTGCAGGACCAATTCACGGCGCTGAACAAGATCGACGCGATCCGCGCGCAAGCGCTGCGCGACGGGATAACGCTGAGCGATTCGCAGGTCGCATCGCTGACCAAGCTGGCGCTTGCCGAAGGCCAGTCGGCCGACGTGCTGCAGCGCGCGACTCAGCTTCACAACAACCTGACCGACGCGATGAAAAAGCAGGACGAGGAGATTCAAAAACTCGTTCAGAGCTCCGACGGATTGACGCCCAAGCAGGACGAGATAGCGGACAAGGAAGGTCTGCTCATTGCTGCCTTCAACCAGGGCACGATCTCAGCGCAGCAATTCGATGCCGCGACGAGGCAGCTCAATACCGAGCTCAACGGTTCGGACAAGGGCGCCGAGGATTTCGTCAAGGGGCTTTCGACCGATCTCGACACTGCGCTCGGCAAGATGACCGACTTCACCGGGATGATCGAGGAAAAGAACAAGACGAAAGGCAAGGACAGTATCTTTGCGCAGCTTGACCAGGATGCGAACGAGTTCACCGCGTCACTCGAGAAGATGCTGCTCAAGCTGCTGATTATCAATCCGCTGCTTAATGAGCTGGGTCTCGGCGGTCAGGGCGACGGCAAGCAACTGCCGACGCTGTTCGGCAATAGCAACGGCCTCGGCGTCGGACCGGGCACAGCCAGCACCAATTCACCTTTCAGCGCGATCGGAAGTTCAATTGCCAGCGGCGGCAAGAGCGTCCTCAGCTTTCTATCGGGCCTTTTCGGTGGCACGACCGGACCAGGCGCCGCGGTCGACGCGGACTCGGCGACCGGCGCCTCGCTCAACAGCGATATCGTCGACGCGCTCACTGGAAGCGGTTTAGGCGGCGGCATGGGCGATCCGTTCGACGACGTTGGCCTTCCAGGGTTCGCCGAGGGCGCAGATTTCACTGTCGGCGGAAACGGAGGCACGGATACCAAGCGCGTGTCGTTCCTGGCTACTCCGGGAGAGCGGGTCAGCATAATGCCTGAGCTTGCGTCGCGCGGCCGTGACAACTCGAGCTCGACGAGCACGGATAGGAGGGCCGGTGGCATCAACATCACGCAAAATATTTCAGGCGTCCATTCGGATAGCTTCCGCGCGACCAAGCATCAGATTGCGGGCGACCTGCTGCGGACGATCAGCGCGGGACGGAGATACTCGTCGTGAGCAATCCATTCGACGACTGCGCGCAACTGTCGGCCGCGGCGGATGACCTGCTCGCGCGATCGGAGGAGCTGAAGACGCTTCGAATCGTCGATCCGGGCGAGGCGCGCAAGGTCTCCGCTCGGATCGCAGAGTTCGAAAAACGGTTCTCTGCCTTCCTGGCGGTTACCCATGAGGTGCCGAAGTTGCGCAAGGACGCGAAAGCGGCTCTCGAAAATTTCGCGTCGGCGCGCGTGCGCTTCAACCTTCAGCCCGGCGGCCAAGTCGAGGTACTGGAAAAGAAATTCACAAAGTTCCTCGCTGACAGCGAAGAGATACCGGCGCAACGCGACGTCGCCGAAGAAGCGCTTCTGAAATTTGCGTCCGCGCGTTCGCTGCTGAGCGGCGAAGCCGGCAACTGAAAAGGCGCGGAGGAGGAAGAGGGGAAATGACGATTGCAGTAGTCAACAACTCGTTCGCAGTTCCAGGCGCGGTATCGTCACTGACTCTGAACGTGCCGTCGGGTACGGTCTCAGGGCAATTGATGCTGGCGTTTCTTACTTGGGAAGGGCCTTGGACCATTACGCCGCCGTCTGGCTGGACGCTATTCTCCCTTCCTGGCTCGCAGTCCAATCCCTATGGCTATACGTTGGGCGAAGAGGGGATGAGCACGGCGGTTTATCTTCGCTATGCCGGAGCGAGCGAGCCTGCCAGCTACACTTGGAATTTCAGCAATACGGCGTACCCTGTTGGCGGGATAGTAACGCTCTCCGGCACCGTCGCGGGCGCCCCTCTAGATACGTCGAGCCAGAATAATGCCAGCTCTGCGGCGCCGACTGCCCTCAGCGTCACGACGGCGGCGGCGGGCGACTACCTATTCGCCTGGTACAGCACGACCGTCTCTGGCTCGACCCTGACGCCGCCCGCCGGGTACACGGTGCTCTGGAATCAACCCTACGTCGCCAGCGTCAACTTCGGCTCTGTACTCCTCGGTAAGGTTCTTGGCGGGGCGGGCGCGACGGGGAATGCCATAGCCAGTCCTAACCTTGACTTCGTGGCATGGCAACTCGCGATCCTGTCAGTCTCGCCGCCGCCCGGCCCGCAAGCCGCGGCCGTGCCCGTGATGATCATAACGTGAAAAGACCATGACGGCTGAAGCCCCTCAGATTTTGCAGACGTCTGCACTCCCCGAGGTCGGCGAGACGATGCCGGCGCCTAGCCAGGCGAATTTTGCAGACGTCTGCAAACGACGCCGCCTGAGGAGGCTCTACGTTGTCCCGAGGCCATCGCGGCCGTGCGAGTACTGCGGCAAGCTAATTGAGAACCCGCGAGCCGATCAGCGATTCTGTCGCAATCCGCCGCATCGAAGACCGCATCTTGCGCCGCCGGCTGCGCGACCTTGCGGCTTTTGCGGCGAGATCATCGAGAAACCGAGAGCGGATCAAAAGTTCTGCCGCAAGCCTCGCAGATGCGCGAGCAATGCGCGGCGCGCTCACGAATACGCGCTGGCGGACCAACGACGTCAACTCATGGCGCCGGCGATCACGGCCGGCGAGGTGAACGTCGACGTCGAGCGACCGATCGTCGAGCTGCCATCGGCGCCTAGCGCAGCGCGCGTGCCAGGAACGATGCCGATGATCGAGATCCTAATCCAGTCAATGCCGGCGCCGGGCTCGAGCTGGGCTCACCAGGCGCGAGCGCAATGGATGACCCTGCTCGAGCGCACACTCGACGCGCTTTATCCGGAGGCCGACGGCGCATGATCGACCTCGGCTCATGGACTGCGGAGGTCAAGCCCGACCAGATTCCGGCCGCGCTCGCGCAGCTCGCCGCCGCGCAGTCCACTCTCACGGCTCGCCTGCTGATCGAGGCAGCGCAGGCCGCCGCGCGCCAAGACGAAGAAACGAATTGGTTATCGGTTGAGCAAGCCGCGGCCAAGGTGGGGCGGTCTCCGCGATGGTTCTACCGCAACGCCAAACGCCTGCCCTTTATTAAGCGCCTCTCGCGGAAGGTGCTGCTTGTCTCAGAATCCGGTATGATGCGTTGGGTAGCCAGCCAGAAGGCTTGACGGCTAGCCGTCTAGACGGCTACAATCGGCGGCATGAAGAAAGCAGCGGAACCTGAGACCGTGAAAACGACCATTCGCCTTCCAAAATCTTTGTGGCTCGGCGCCAGGGTGCGAGCGCTGGAAACCGGAGCGGATCTGCAGGACCTGGTCGCGGCGGCGCTGGTCGCGTATCTCAAAACGCCGATGAAGCGCGGGAGGGACGGCAAATGAAGGCGCGTGGAATGGGGCTGATTTATCAGCCGACATGGAAAGACCAGAAAACCGGCGAGATGAAAACGTCGACGGTTTGGTGGATTCAATACAACGTGCGCGGCAAGCGCATCCGCGAGAACTCCGAATCGCGCAACCGCGCCGACGCCGCGCGTCTATTGAAACAGAAGCTCGCCGACGCGCAGTCAGGAAAGCCGGTCGGTCCCGACGTCGATCGAACGACGTTGGGCGATCTGACGAAGATGATCGAGGATGAGTATGTCGCCAATGAGCGCGGCCTCGAGAGCATCAAGGCGCCGATCGCGCATCTGCTGAACTATTTCGGAAAGGAATGCCGAGCCAACGAGGTCACGACCGATCGCATCACGGCTTATGTAGCGAGCCGCCAGGAAGCGAAGGCGGCAAACGCCACTATCAATCGCTCGCTGGCCGCGCTCAAGCGCGCATTCCGTCTCGCTGAGCGCGCCGGAAAGGTCGCGATGCGACCTTACATACCGATGCTGACTGAAAACAACGCTCGGTCGGGCTTCCTGAGCCACGCGGAATTTGTGCGGCTTCGCGCCGCGCTACCGGCCGATCTCAAGGATCCGGTTGCGTTCCTCTACTATTCCGGTTGGCGCGTGAGCGAGATGCGGGCGCTCGAATGGCGAGACGTCGACATGGCCGGCGGCGTCGTGAGACTGCGGCCGGAAATCTCAAAGAGCAGACGCGGGCGGGTCCTGCCGTTGCGGGGCGAGCTCTCGGCAATCATCGACCGCGCCGCCGCTCGGCGGGATCCCGAGTGCGCGGCCGTGTTCCAGCGCGATGGAAAGGCGGTCGGACTGTTTCGAAAGAGCTGGGCGACCGCGTGCGATGACGCCGGCCTCGGCGAGATTCTAGTCCACGACCTTCGCCGCACGGCCGTCCGCAACCTGGTTCGCGCCGGCGTCCCGGAGAAGGTCGCGATGGGTATCAGCGGCCACAAAACGCGGAGCGTCTTCGATCGCTATGACATTGTGACAGAGGATGACCTCGCGAGCGCGATGGACAAGGTCAACGTTCACTTGGACGCGCAGCCGAAAAAGGCCGCGAACGTCGTGCCGCTCAAAAAGAGGACTGCCAAAGTTCTGCCCAAGTCGACGGGTCAGCAGGCAGTCGGCGAATGAAAAACGTTAGAAATTATGCGGGTTTTCTGGTGGGCAGGGAGTGAATCGAACACTCGACACAAGGATTTTCAGTCCTTTGCTCTACCGACTGAGCTACCTGCCCACCGTGATTGGTCGCGTTCGCG